GTGAAGAGACAAAAACTAACTTAATAGCACATAACAACAGCGGAAGCACAACGAGGGGTTGTTCAGGCTACTCCGTTGGGTAAGGGTGTTGCTGAAAATCTTGCAAATCAGGCAAGCACTTTACAGGCGAGTATTACGGCTGCTCAGGCTGCCGGACGTCCTGATGCCGAATCTGCAAAACAGATTAAAAACCTGAAAGAACAGATCACTTACACCCAGGCGCTTGCTGACGGTAACTATGAACTGGCAGCAAGTCAGAAACTGGGTAATAAAGCAACGAAGGAACAGATTGCAGACTATGCTGCGTTGTTGAAACAACAGGCAGAATATAAAGAAAATCAAAAAAACCAGAAGAAATTAGCCAGTGCTGAAGCATCTGCGGCTAAACGTGCACAGAAAGAACTGGAACGTAATCAGGCTGCTAACCAGAAATACCTGAAAACGCTTCAGGATAAAATCAATGCTGGTAATTATGATGTTCAGTTAGCCCGCGAACAGGTTCAGATTGCTTTAACACAGGGGTCGTCTGTTGAACAACTTACAGCAACGTATCAGAAAGAATATCAGGTACGTCAACAGTTAACGCTGGCTTCACAACAGGCTGAAGCACAGTCACGACTGAATAAAGACGCAACTGATGCTGAACGTGCCGCTGTTGATGCACATGTGGCTGCATTGCAACGTCAACAACAGGCGCAACAGTTAGCTGGTCAGGTTTCACAGGTACAAACCGATGTACAGGGTGAGTTAAACCCGTATCAATCACAGGTTGATCAGGTTAATCAGCAGGAAGCACAACGCCTTACTGTCATACAACAAGCCCGTGAACAAGATTTAATCAACGAGCAACAATACCAGGATATGAAAACGCAGATTCAACAGGCTGGGGAACAAGCCCGTACGAATCTTGCAAATGCTAATTACAGCTTGTTGCTACAATCCAGTGCTGATTTTTTGGGTCAAATGGCTGCTGGTCTGGCACAATCTAAAGGTGAGCAATCAAACGCGTATAAAGCGATGTTTGCACTGTCTAAAGCCTTTAGTATTGCACAGGCAAGCATTAACCTGTGGACAGCAGTTAGCCAGGCTATGGCGTTGCCGTTCCCGGCGAATATTCCGTTCATTGCACAGGCTTTGTCATATGGAACAAGCGTGTTAGGTAACATTCAGTCTGTGGCTGCAACAGGTTTTGCAACGGGTGGTTATGTTAAAGGTCCGGGTACAGGTCAGAGTGACAGTATAAACGCACGTTTGAGTAATGGTGAGTTTGTCAGTACCAAACAGGCTACCAGTCGTTATCGTAGCACTCTGGAAGCAATGAATCGTGGGACATACACCCCCGGATCTGAAGGTGGCTCATCACCTAATATTCAGGTTCATAACTACGGTGGTGAACGTGTTCAGGTGAAACAAGGATTAACACGGGATGACGTAGTGCTTATCATAGGTGAAGAATTCCCACGACAATCAGCGGCACAATGGAATGACCCGTACAGTCAGACGAATAAAGCGTTCAGGTCTAACTATGATGCGAACAGGAAAATATAATGAGCAATACAGATGATTTACCACGGCTTGAGTACGGCGCGAAAATGGTGTTACCTGAGCGTGATAATTACAGTTATAGTCCACCGTGGGGTGTAACTAAATCTGATATTTCCGGGACGCTATCACGGTTAGGTCGTAGCGCCTTTGGTGGCCCTGCTCAGGTATCGTGTACAATTCAGTTATATAGTCCTGCGATGCTTCAGTGGTGGGACGATTTTTATAATCTGGAAATCGCTGAAGGTAGTAAGCGGTTTGTGATGCAACTGTTTGTGAACGGTTTGATTCAGGAACACGTTGTTCAGATTGTCAGCAACCCGTCATCCTCTGTTGTAGGATGGAAAGGATCTGTCGATCTACAGTTACAAGCTGTTCCTGTAATCGACCGTTGCGCAATGGCATCACGATTGTTAATCACTAAATGCCAGGGTGATTACGCTGCTTGTTACCTTAAAGAAATTATTGATACTGGCCTACTCTTAAATAACGCGTGGACACCAGAATGAAAGACGAACTGCGTGAATTATTAACGGTCGCAACAACTGGTAAAGGTGTTGTTGACGGTGTGAAACTGAATCATAGTTCATGGCCTAATCCGCTATACATCACCAGTGTTTATCCGGGATTTATCGCTGTACATGAAGACGGTAAGGAATATGAGTACGAATACGTTCCGATGTCCGTCAAGAAGGCGAATAAACAAAACGATTTATCACAGGATTATTCATTCACCATTCAGGATCTGAATGAAGTAGTCGGTGTATATCTGGACTTAATTCCGCTTGACAGTAATGAAAAACCATCTGTTGAGTTACGAACATTTGTTTACCGTGAAGATGGTTCCATGTCTGATATTCAGGATGGGCCATATCTTCTGGAATCTGGTGACATTACTACCGAACCACAGGGTTGTACGTTCACAGCATCACCACCTATTACAAACTTCGCCGGGACAGGTGAATCATATACGTTCGAACGTTTTCCTACATTGCTGGCGTATGCAACATGATCGGTGATCGCTACGATATTGATAAATGGAATTGTACACACGAGGTCAGTCAGTGGTATCAGGTGCACAATTACCCACACGTATTGAAAACTGTTTCAGGTGATGAATGGGATATTGCGTTTGTCAGATGGATGCGAAAACGTTTTTCACCAATTACCACACCGGAACAAGGCGCGCTTGTACTGATGAAGAACCGATATTCAGGCGGTTTTCATGTCGGCGTGTGGGATTGTGGAATGGTTCATCATTGTTATCAGCCACCTGGTGATTCACCAGGACAGACAATCAGATCACCTTTAAGTATAATCAAGACAGCACATAAAGAAATCACGTTCTGGAGAATGAAAAGTGTCTAAAGTCATTTATCACACTAATCCTGTTGAACACGCGGATAACGTTGACTTTGGTGAATGGGTGCTGAAACGCTGGCCTGTGGGTACAGTTCGTCCGCGTGGGTTACTGATTTATAAAAACGACGAAAACATTACCCAGAAATGGGTTACTGATCCCAGCGTACTGACTGATCCTGACGCTGTTTATCATATTTATGAATTACCAAAAGGTGGGGTGATTAGTGCAATAACAAAAGTTATCAGCACAATTTTAAACCCCATTTTAAAGTTGTTCATGCCGAATACCAGTGCATCGGCTAATCTTAAGAACTCACGTTCAGCGTCGTCTAACAACGCGCTTCAGGGGCGTACTAATGCTTCGCGACCGGGTGAGCGTATCTCTGATATTCGTGGTCGTGTACTGGCATACCCTGATTTGTTAATGGATTACCGAATCTTCATTGACCGAACAGAATACGAAGTTCAGTTTCTGTGTCTGGGTGCTGGTGAATACGAAGTCGAAGACGTTCGTGATGGTATTACACCTGCTGTAAATATCAGCGGTGAAAAATTAGACTTTTATAAAAAAGGTAATGCACCAGGGTATGGTTCTCCATATATGAATATCGGTGGTGCAATTGATATTAACACTTTTCCGATCATGGTTGCTAAGTCATCGAACGAAGCAGACGGATCTGAAGTCAAGCCACCAAACTATGCTGATATCAGCAAAGCGAGTTTTAAAATTTACAGCACTGGTGAAATTGACACTACGATTACCAGTGATGATAACATTACGATTGACTGGTCGGAACGTGCACCAATCGGTAGTAAAATACGTTTATCGCAATTTTACAGTTTTACACCTAATACTTTACCATTAAACACGTATGTACGTAATGATCTGTCTGGTGAATATGACATTATTTATGCAGGTGAGAATACGTTAATCATTGATACTAATGGTCGTGATGGTTGGGATGCTCTGTCTGAAAGTGGTCAGGCTGCATATACACAGGCTTACTTGCGAAACGACGGTTACTGGGAATTTGAACCCACTGAAGGAAGCGGAAATTTTTTATACAAATTTTCACCGTCTCTTGACAGTACCATGCCATATGTTGTCGGACCTTATCTGATTGATAGTGCGGATAAGTTGATGATTAATCTTTATGCACAGAATGGTGTGTATAAAACTGATGGCGACATTTATCCGTTTACCTGTGACTTCCAGGTAGTTTTGTCGGACCCGAACGGTGTGAAGGCGAATGTGACACATTCTATGTCTGTCAGTGGTCGCTATACAGAAGCTGTAGGCAGTTCGTTAATTGTGGACAACCCTTTTGACGGTCCTGTCAATGTGTCTGTAAGACGACTGTCAGACACAGATAAAGAATTCGAAGGGTCTGTTGTTGACAACATCAAGTGGCGCGATTTATACGCTATCACGAACGTTTCTCCGCGCTCCTATGGTGATGTGACGTTAATTCACACCGTGACGAAAGCAACAAACGCGGCACTGAAACAAAAAGAACGTAAATTAAACATGATTGCAACACGTGTGTATAACGGTGTTGCAAGTAGTAATTTTGCAGACGTTGTAATGTCAATGCACACAGATCCTTTATTTGGTCGTCGCACATTGGACACTATTGATCGCGATGCTTTATATGCTGTTCAGGCACAACTTCTTGAATATTTTGGTGACCAACGAGCAATTGAAGTTGGTTATACGTTTGATAACAACAGTACGACGTACGAAGAAGGATTGGACACTATCTGTAACACGGTGAATGTTAAACCGTATCAGATCGGTAGTGTATTGTATTTCTGGCCTGAATTACCGCAGGACCAGTCAGCAATGCAGTTTGGTCACGCGTTTAAGATCCCTGACAGTGATAAACGCACACGTTCTTTCGCACCACCTAAAGAATATACGGGCGTTCAGGTTAAATACTTCGATCACAATGAAAAATCATATTTGTATGTAACTAAAGGTGAAGAAACAAACCTTAATAAGATAGACCTTGTTGCGTGTCAGTCGCGATATCTTGCAAACATCCGTGCTAATCGTGAGATGAATAAATTACGTTATCAGCGTATCACTCATGAGTGCACAGCGCTTAGTATCGGGTTACAGGCTACCCCGGGTATGCGTGTGGACATGATTGATAATACCCGTATGAAACAACACGAAGGTGTCGTAGTCGATGTTGACGGTTTAACGCTTATTCTTAGTGATCCTGTTACGTTCACCACGGGTAATACATACAGTATAACGTTAACCCACCGACTGGGAACACTTGAAAATATTCCTGTAACTGCCGGGGATGATGAATTTTCAGTGGTAATGGCTTATCAACCGTCTGAAGAAATTTACACGGGGTGGTTACGTGACCGTACCGCATATGTGATCCGTGCTGATAACGAACGTAGCAAATTAGCGATGCTTGTTCAGAGTATGGAACCGTCAGGAAGGGATAACAATTATCAGGTAGGTTTAACGTGCATCAATTACGATGCACGTTATTATCAGGATGATTGAGTATAACCCCGCTTCGGCGGGGATTGTTTTAAGGCGTTAATCTTGATGCTTTCCATGCAACAGCACGGGTTCCGCTTATCCCTCCAGAAGAATCTCTGATCATAATAGTAAATGTTGTATCAGTTACCGCAGAGAATGAAATAGCAACTGGATTTCCAGAATCTATAAGTGTGAACTCTATAAATTCTGGTGGTCTTGACATTCCATGTTGTATCACTGCTCCGTTTGAATACGTACCACTCCCAATTGCTTCAGTAATAACGCCGGAGTTATTGTTACTTCTGCTTCCTGAATGGTTAGCCCCAAGAGCAATCACCTTCCGCCCGGTAATCCCGAATCCGAAAGTGTTGCCCGTTATTGTTACTTCTGC